GTAATCATTTTAGTTGGAGTTGTAACAACAGAAGGGTCAGAATAAAAATACTTCATTTTAGTTGAAGGTTTAGTTTCTTCACTAATCATAACATAGCTGTCATCAAAATCTAAGATAGGACTTGAAAATAAAGACAGAGCGCCTAGAAATTCATTTAAGTCATAAATCGCGATTTGTTGGGGAAAGGTTTCTTCCACTTCAGCCTTGGCAATAATATTCTTCATTGCAGACATTGTTGTAATTGTATTTCCTTCCTTAATCACTAAATTTTGATTAATGGTTGAAAAGTTCTTCAACACAGAAGTTGTATGGTTACTTAATTTCATTATTTAAATTCTCCTAGAATTTTCACGTTTAATGTAAGATACATTATAACACAAAGAAGTCTTTGTGTCAATATAAAAAGTTGATAAATCATTTAGGTAGATCGCCCATGATTTTACGAACTGATTTTTTTCTTTGGTCACTAACATTGCATTCCATATCATTGACATGTAGGGCGATAATTCCATAATGAATTACCTTCAATAAATCTGCTCTGTTCTTACCGTTCTTTTTTCCATAGCGTTGTGCATACTTGAGTATGTTGCCGATACAGAAACCTTCACCATGACCACCATCAATGATGAATTCTGTAGCTTGGAACTTATCCTTACTATAGTGTGCATCATAAGTAGAGTCAATGTACTGTTTCAGTTCATCTAAAACAGCAAGTTCATTATATTTGTAATCAATCATTTAATAACCTTCTTCTTTTTATCTACATTAAGATTAGCAGATAAAGTTCTGCGTTCGCCTTCTCCAAAAAATGGATTGACAGAATGTCTTAACCATGATGGAAATATCAACATAGTTCCAACTTCTGGTTTGACATATTCTTCTGTCACTGGCCGTAACATATTTGCATCACGCATACCATGAGCACCCCAACAGAAATATGTAAATCCATCGAAACAACCACTTGCACCATTTAATCCTTTACAAAAATAATCTTCAGCGGGATTGGGGAGTGCTTCAATTTGTTCTGGTACTTTTAGATATAGAATACAAGATAGTCCTATTTCTGTTTCAGTGCCATGATCGTGTAAAGGGTTGTAATCTCCCGCATAACTATGGACTGTCCACATACTACTTATTCTTGTTTTGTATTCTTCATCATCTTTTAGTTTTGTCCAATGACTATTACCATCCAAAGCATTTTGTAAATACGCATTACCCAGATTTTCAATTAAACCACCTAACATCTGACCAACACTTTCATCTTTATGGTCAAACTCTAATTGTTTTGATTTATCGGTGCGATTGATTTGTCCAACTAAAGAATTAGATAAATCTTTATCATTAGGAATTAATGTATCATCAACAAAACCATTGATGTCACCAATTACATTTTCTGGAAGTTCAACCTTCATCATATGAAAAGCATTTCGTGGTCGCATTACAATTTGCATGGAAGCAGGATTTGACGCAGATGTGCCAACAGCTGGTTTTGCATGAGGATTAAACATGTTATCTTTTGGAAGTTTGTCTAGTGTGCCATCTTTTTCGTGTTGTTCAAATACATCGCGATGCCGTTGAGCAAAGTTTTTTCTATATCGTTTGGTTTTGGCTTGAAACAAGATTTCGTCTTCATCACACATATCTGGAAATGCATTTTTTACATTTTTAATATCATTTTCAGTTGGTTCAATAGTTTCCCATTCTTCTGGAGAGCAGGGAGGTATCTCATATTTTCTATCTTTTGATGGTTCTGCGACTACACCGTCTTTTAATTCGCCAGTTTCTAAGTCATGAACTTTTAGTCCCATAATATAATTCTCTTTTTTTAAATGTTGTTACTACTATAGTAACACAAGAATGGGGCTGTTGTCAACCCCATTCTTGTTTTTTTTACTTTATCTTAATAAGTCTTGGTTTCTTTTCCTCTGGAACAATTTGTTCCAAAGTAACTGTCAAAAGACCATTTTCTATTAGAGCTTCATTCACCACAATATCATCAGCAAGTGTAAACTTACGATTAAACTTTCTGTAAGATATGCCATGATGAAGTAACCCATCTGTAACTTCCGAATTTGCTTCAGTTTCTTTTACAGAACGAATAGTAAGTATCCCATCAGCGATTTCAACTTCGACATCATCTTTACCGAAACCGGCGATTGCCATTTCGATAACATGAGTAAAGTCATCTGTTTTACGAATGTTATAGGGTGGATATCCTGTAGACTTTTGTTGGGTATACTCGTTGCTGTTTAGACGATTGAGTTGCCTTTCAAAACCTACGGCATATGGATTGAGTTGATTGATACTCTCAAGTAGACTCATAGTAATATTTTTGCTTGTAGTAACCATAATAGTTATCTCCTTTTTAATTTAAGCAAGATTTATGTGTGTGACCCTTGCGGCATCACAACTATATTTATAACGATTGTAACATTACATTACAACCGAATAAACATTTTTTTAGAACAAAGTTTCTAAATCACTATTTTCTTCATCATCAGTTGATTCTTCTAATGGATTTATACCCGCATCAATTTTGCTATACAAATCCATGAATGAATCTTTTGTGTCTTCATCAAAGCGAGCAACACAAAGTTCAATTGATTTAGATTTATCACCAAAGATTGCATATGCTTTTGCAATATGGTCAAGTCGGCGAGTTGAAATAACTTCATCAATACCACCATCATAAAAAGTCTTTCTGATAACCTCAGCCCAAGTGACTAAGTTATCTGCGAAATTTTCATCAACTGAACCATATTTTTTCATAGAACCCATGATGATTTTTTTCTCAATCGCGGCACTAGCGTATGGTTGTTCAATAGTGATTGCAAATCTTTCAAGAAATGCTTCGTTTAGAATGTTAGTTCCAATAAAGCGTCCATCTTCAGAACCTTTACCTTTAGTGTTGGCAGTTGCCATCACATTGAAACCATCTTTAGGAGTAATCCACTTGTTTACTTTTTTAAGGAACACGCCCTTACCCTCAAGGACAGGCTGTAGAGCAAGTAACTTATTAGAACCTAGATCACACTCATCAAGCAACAACGTGCAACCACGTTCCATTGCTTCGATCACAGGGCCGGGCACAAACTTAGTTTCACCATTTACCAAACGGAAACCACCAAGCAAATCATCCTCATCAGTCTCAATTGTGATATTGAGTCGGATCAATTCTTTACCTAGTTCAGCGTGTAACTGTTCGACCATTAGAGTCTTACCGTTACCAGACAAACCAGTAATGAAAACAGGATAGAACATGCCGGACTTAACAATCTTTTTAAGGTTAGCATAGTTGCCCCAAGGAACGAAACCTACAAACGGAGCAGGAACAAGATTCTGTTTCTCCAAATTAGAAGCAACTAAGTTCATAACCGTATCTGGTTCATTAGTAACTGGCGCAGTAACGGCACTAACAACTAAATTTGTCATATCAAGGGAAGGTAATTTATGTTGATTGTAACCAACCTTAGTACGTGACATCCATGAAGGATAAGGAACGCCTACTTTTTCAGCAGCAATACGAATCTGGTCTTTACTGATTACCGATCCATCGCCGAACATTTCGGCCGCAGATTCAACAAACATCTTTTTACGTGGAGTCAATTTAATAGTCATATTTTTCTCTTTCACAGTTTTCATCATCATTATCTTTATAGTACCATACAAAACAAGCTTTGTCAATAAGAATCGACATCTAATTGTCGATTTATTGTTTTTTCTGTAAAGTGTGACATTTTTATCACTATGCCACCATCTTTACAAATTTGTTTAGTAACTGGCGAGAAGAAATTTTACTCTTCATAGATTTTCCAAATGCAGATTTTAGTTTTGCTTTTGAAGCACCAACTAGATCATCATCAAGACCATCATTTTCAAGCATCAAAGAATTACCGCCAGGTAAAATATAGTATTCGTCATATCCACACTGAGAAATTGAAAGGTATTTTTCTTTGTTTAAAAACTTTACCTTTTCAATAATAGAACTATAACTATCTTTTGGTAGAATACTCATCAAAGTTCGTTTATCAACTCTACCAGATTTACCTCTACCAGCAATAAAGAAACCAACAACATTCATATTTTCAATTCTATCTTTAAGTATTTTTATAAGAACATTAGTAATATTTTTATTATCTTCAGCTTCATAAGTTTTATTAGTTTTAGGATCAGTAAACATTGTAGTTTCACCACTCCAATGATTATTAATATGCTTTGATGATTTACTGTGTTCACCTGTTGTTTTATTTAATTTATAAGTATAAACGCCTTGCAAAGAATTAGAAACACCATCAGTTAGAAAAACAGTATTTACCTTTTGAACACCATTATCGGTTTTAAATTTAGGAACAATATCCATCATTGCAATAATTGCTTCATTCAATGGTGTTCCACCAAGATTTATTTTTGAAGGAATTC